GACCGCCGCTGCTTACGCTAGTTTTAACTTCAACAGCTTTGCCATCAATATGAACATCGCCACCGCCTTTGACACGACCACTCCAACTGATGTTTGGACTTAGTACAGCAAGTGCGACTTCACCTGGACCCACACCCTGGCTGACCAGTGTCACTGCCATACTTTTAAATAAATCAACTACGAAATCATTATGACCCAAAAAGTCACCAAAAGTCTTTGGATTGCCGCTTAACAAACCCTTTGTGTCAACGATGCCCTTGGGGTAGCGTTTTAAAAAATCGTCTTTTTCTTCAATGGGAGCATCAATATTAGAAATAATCTCTGCAATTTTTTGAACGAACTTGCCGGCGTCTGCATCCTGAGATAGTACTTTTGCCACACGGTCTTCGATATTGCCCGATCTAAGAACTTTCAAAACTCTGTGCAATACGGGTTCTTCGTCTGTAGTTTTTACAAGGTCTACGATTTGCTTTTTAAGAGCAGGATCTTCGGTTAGTTGGATGATGTTAATTAAGTCTCGCATCCATTATTTATTAGTTTTTAGCGAATCGCCAATCCTTGTCCAACCAAGTAAAAATCAAGTCTTCTTGTCTGACATGTCCATAGTTGTTTAAACTTGCCATTGCACTATCACTAATAAGACCCTTGTCTGCTAAATCGAACCAAGTTGTTGTTGCCGGATCCATTGCTTCATGACTTTTATAGACTGCGAAATGAATCCAACCATAGTTTGGTGCCATGTAGATATAGCAATCTCTGCAATCAAATCCATTGACTGCAAGCATATACATTAAATTACAGATATTGTAGGTATGATAGCACCCGCTATGACTGCGAGTTTGCAATCTGTTGTAACTATAAGTAGTATGCATGGGAACATTTAATACCAACATACCATTGATATTCATATAACTGTTCCAATGTCTGAGTGTTTGTAGAGGATTCAAACTAAATTGAAAACTATCATGACTCCATACTAAATCTGCTTTTAGTGACAAATGCACAGAATCATAATCTGATTGTATGACCCTTATATTTTTATTATTTGACAGTATTTTTTGATCGATCTTGCTAGTGTCTTTATCAACTGCGTAAACAATATAATTGTGTGGTTCGGGAGGGTCATCGCGGGTCGTTAGTTCTGCCCACCATTTTACATCTAGTCCCGAACCACAGCCCATATCCGCAATAACTTTCAAACTGTCCAAAAAGCTATCGTATTGATATAACATGTTTAGCACATCTAGACTGTGCTCATGACTTTCTTCTGAGTTTTTAAACACTTATATCCTCCATACCAGCTGTACGCAATCTTACAACATGACCTAGCATGAAGTTTTTGCTTTCAATGCCCTTCATTACTCCGAGCCATTTGTTACGAAGCAGTGCAACTTCGTTAACAATAGTTTCCATGTCGATAACTTCATCTTCTGCTTCTGCGTACTTTTCAGCATCACGACTTGTCAATGCTCGATTGTAACCTTCAAGATATTTCTTATAATGTTTCTGACGAATCTTGCGTAATTGCAAATTTAGATAATTAAGTATCGCTTCAATTTCTTGTAGCTGATTGAATCGATATTCTGTGATACCCGGAAGATTACTCAATGATTTTTCGACATTGCCTTTGATTGGTATTTCACCCTTCGCTGAGATCAATTGGTTTTCATAGTAATTTATGAAGTTTGGTATTTCACTCAAATCGGCTGTTACTTTGTTATACCACATGTTAAATATTATGTTCTTTAAAAAATTGAGCTATTTCTGGAAACACATTTTTCCAGTTTGTGTTACGTCTAACATCGATCATGTCCAATGTTTCTTGTAATTTCTTTAGTCTTGGAATATCTATTTTACTTGATTGTAACATTTTTGCAACCCCAATCAATCTACCTTTTGCAGTCTTATCCCAATGTTGTGTCTCGGGATATTCTTGTAACAGTTGATCAATATCATTTTTGAAGAAATCGTATCCAAAAATACCTGGGTGATACACTTCTGTAGTGGGACCATCAAGAAAATGGTATGCCTGCACAATTGATTTATTTTTCTTTTTATATTCTGTAATTTTTCGTTGCAAGTCAATTGCCGTTTTAATAGTTAGAGCAGTAATTACATGATGCACAGTGATGTATAACCATTTGTGATTTATTAGAAATTCAAAATTTCTTTGCCAATTATTTAAATCCAACCCGTGTCTCACAAATTCAGCAGGTTTCCCCCAACAATCTAAACTACAACCAATATCAATTCTTTTTAATCTGCGATCTTTTACTAGTGTATGTGCCAAATTAACAAATCTTTCAATTGTTTGTTGATCACAATTTAAATTTGAATTTATTGTTAATTCTAAATTTGGATGGCGTTCAGTTGTAAGTTGTTCCAAAAGTTCCCAAAATTCTTTTTGCAATAATGGTTCTCCGCCTAACACACTCAAACGCATTAGCTTGTCACCATTAACAGTCAGCCATTCAAAAAATTTTTGATGATAGATATTTCTATCTTTTTCTATCGTTAAATATTTTTGTCCAACTAAGTCTGGGCCGAATTTTTTTAGTTCTGCATTTATTTTTGAACTATGTTGTGGAATACAGTATACACAAGACAAGTCGCAGGTATTATGAAGATAAACTTCAAGTATCGAGGGAGTTACTGGTGAGGTAGGGTCTGCACTAAAATCCCCGGGGGTTAACCCAGGGATTTCATTATGATAAAGTCTGTCACTGATTCCACCAGAATCTTCAAATTTTTACAGTACTCACACCCACGGTCTACGGGCCATTCCCCGTTCATCATTTTAACTCTATCTTCGATAACAGGTGTTGTATTGTGAAAATTGTCAAAATCATTAATATCTATTTTGACTGGTACGACTCTATGACAGCTTGACGCAGTACCTGTGTACAGCTTGACAGTACTCCATGCCCATTTATAAACACATGCAGAGTCGTTTTTAATGGGGAATACTGTGTATTCTTTACTCATCGTAATCTTCGTGGGGCTCGTCATCATCCACGACATATTCTTTCAATGCCCGTTTGAGAGCACCGTCGGTGCCACCAAATTCACGAACATCAATGTCGTTAAGATAATCAACCATTACACTCATGATGTTGTCAGCGCATTCCTGCCTGTCTTTGGCAGGAATATACTGCTTCATAATAGTGTATAATTCCCCGAGTACTTCTACTTCTACACTCATTCTTCTGTTCCTTCTGGAGCTTCTTGAGGAGTTGTGCTGTCCGCTTTGTGTGGGTTTGCCATGATATCAGCCATCACTGTGTCCAGTGAGCCATTTTCATTTCGTTCCCATGCTTTACGGAATTGCTTGATTACTTCCCCGTCAGTTGTTGTATAAACAAGACTATTGCCTTCTTTCTTTAACATGCCTTTGGCTTCAATCAAGTCAGTCATGCCCGAATATGGGTTCATTCCGGTTTCGTATGGAATCTTGACCTGTACTGATTCAAACGGTTTGGCATAGCGTGTCTTCATGATCTTACAGGCTGCACGGATACCTTTGACTTCTGACACTTTGTTACCGTCTTCGTCTTCTTTGAGTTTCAACTTACGCATAGCAACAACGATTGAGCTTGCGTAGATAAATCCCTGTCCACCTGAAATTTTGTCATCAGGATCGAACATGTCTTGACTTGCGTAGGTGTGATTTGTTGCGACGAGCCCAATGTTTAGATCACCAAACATGTTAACGCAATTGCGAACAAGTGCTGTAAGTGCTTTGGGCTTACGACCCATGTCACCTTTCAAGTCGCCTGACTCAAACTGATTCACATCAGTTGGCGTCAACATCATGCCCAGACTATCAAGTACGAACAAGACTTTTGGTCGTTGATCTTCTGGTAATGTTTTGTATTCTTTCACAAAGTCAGTGATGAGTTTTGCCACATCATCGATCATTGCGACATTAAGTTTAAGTAGTTTATCCTCGCCTGTATCCACTCCGAGTGCGTGTAGCCAAGCCTCGTCAAGAGCGTTTTCGGTGTCAACGAGAATAACATAGATACCTTGTTCTTGTGCATTCTTGACAAGATTTCCTGAGC